ACGTGGACGGTTGGAAAAGGGTTTAAGAGTAACGATATAACCGAAATGGCCTTGTCTACTATTACCGGTTGGGGCAAAGACAGTTTTAACACTATTTTAGAGAACGCCGTACGAACGTACCATATTGGCGGGGACGCTTTTATCGAGATTATTCGGGACAATAACGGTCAATTACTCAATTTAAAACCTTTAGACCCGGGCAGTGTGCGTATTGTTGTAAATTCTAAAGGAAGAATAAAACGCTACGAACAGCACAGTAGAGTTAAGGGCACTCCTAATAAAAAGTTTAAGGTGGAAGACATTTTACACCTTGCCCGGAACCGTGTTGCTGACGAAATCCATGGTGTTAGTATGGTTGCTGTTGTTGAATGGATAATCTTGGCACGTAACGAGGCAATGACAGATTATAAAAAACTCTTGCACCGTAACGTGTACCCTGTCCGAATCTTTCATCTTGATACTGATGATACTGCTAAAATTGCAGCTTTCAAGTTAAAACAAGACTTGGCGGCGAGTCAGGGCGAAAACATTTATATTCCTAAGGGAGCGGTTGAGACAGAACTTTCTGCCGTTGCACCCAACGCCTCTTTAAATCCGCTCCCTTGGATTAACCAATTGAACCAATACTTTTTTCAAGCGACCGGAGTTCCTCAGATAATAGTCGGTGGTAGTCAAGAAATTACTGAGGCAAGCGCTAAAATAGCGTACTTGGCTTTTGAGCAGACGATTGAAGAGGAACAACTATTTTTAGAAGAACAGATATTGGCACAATTAAACTTGGAAATTAATTTAGAGTTCCCTGCTACGTTACAGAATGAGCTATTAAGTGACAATAGTAAGTCTGAAACTATGCAGGCAAGCACACCCGAAGACACAAACGTCCAAGGTGTTGGTCTTGGGGGTGTTCAATAATGGCTAAAAGAAAAAAAGAAAGAACACCGGACGCTCCGACCAAGTATAAACGTAACCCTGTTGACGCTCGTGCTGGCATTGACGCTTCAAAGATAGGTTTTAGTAAAGAAGCGCAACGTACAGCTACTCAAAAAGAAATCGACACTTTCCAAAGTACTGGTCGTAGTAGTGCTATGCAAGAAAGATTGCGTGCAACACGTCGTCAACCCGGCGCTCCCGGTCACGCTTTGCAAGCTAAAGTTGACGCTCGTAATGTTGAACGTGGTTTTCGTGCTCCGCCTCAGACTGATGATACTCCTTTGGTGCAACCGACTGCCGAAGTTGCGCCTCAAGGCTTACCTATTGAACCAAATGTTCCCCTTGCTTCGCCTGAGTTGAGTGAACCGAGCGAATCGGTCGAACCGAGTGAACCTTCCTCTTTTGATAATGTTCAAGAACAAATAACTTCACAATTGCCACGGCCAGGCGCAGATATTGCCGAAAAGTTGGGCTTTTTGATACAATTTACTCCAGCTTCTGCTGGCATTGTTGGTGGTAGTTTGGTAAGTGGCACCACAAAGGCCGCATTAGGTCAGGCTACGAGTAGATTCCCTAGTGTTTTTCGTTCTGCTGAGGCATTTTTGGAGAAACCTTCTGCTTTCATTAACAAAGACTCAATAAATGCTGCGAAAGGCATATTTTCTCGTAAATATGTTATTACTCCGGGGAAAACTCAAGTAGTTTGGAACACAAAAAGTATTAATTCTTTAATGAACGGTCTTCGTTCTATATTTAAGAATAAAACGGCTGCTGCTTTGTTGGCTGTTGGTGTTATTGGTGGCACATATGGTATTATATCCCAAGGGACTTTTATGGCTGGTCAAGTGAGTGACGATACTGTTGACGCTATCGGTAGTTTACAGTTCGCACAAGGTGAACTTGCCCGAAATGATAACTTTGACGAAGCTTTGGCTATAAGTAAATATTCTAAAGAGGTACTAAAAGAGATTGACGAGGCTGACAGTTACCTTGACCAGTTCAACATTTTTAAGGCTGGTGACCGTAACATGAGAGCAAACTTAAAAGTAATGGCCGCACGTGAGCGTGATATTCAAAAACAGTTAGAATCTGCTCAGAACAAGACCGAGTCCGATATAACATTTATAGAGACTGGCGAAGTTGACAAAGTTGCGGCTTCTGCACGATTTAGAAAAGAAAGAGGGAGATAAATGAAAAATGACGAAACGATTAACGAAGAAACAGAACTTGCAGAAAGTCCTATTGAGGAAAGTAAACGGGTTCTTGAAGAACTTAAAGAGCAAAATAGGATTTTAAAAGAGAATTTGGCAAAGGCTGAGACCTTACACGCTGAACGGTTATTATCTGGCAGTTCATCGGCTGGTAAACGTGAATATAGTGAGGAAGAAAAGGCAATCGAGGCGGCACGAAACCTAATAAAAGGTAGTGGGTTTGAAGATATGGCTTTTCCTGAATCTTAATGGCTTTTGACATTGTTGATTTAGTGAAAAACCTTGGCTTCCCTGTTGTAGCTTTTCTTTTAATGTATCGTATGACTAACAATAGTATAAAAGAAAATACGAATGCCATTGACCGTATGGGCGTTTTGTTAGAAAAGTTAATGTGGCAAATTAAAAAATAAAATGTTTGTAGAAAAAGAATGTGTTAAGTGTAATAACAAACGTAAATTCCTAGAGGGCACTAAACGAGATACTGCGAATATATGCGGTGAGTGTTGGAATTGGGAAAAAACTTAAATAGTTTGGTTCTTTACCCTTAATTGAGAGGACTATTTTAATATGGCAAATGAAGCAGTAATTATTGAATTATTTAATGGTGGTCGTCCTATTAGATTTACTTGTGCCGACGGAACAGGAATCGAAAAGGGGACTTTAATGGAATTAACCGACCCACGAACAGTTATCGCAAACACAAACGACGCAGCTCCGGTTGTTGGGATTGCAGCGGCTGAAAAGGTTGCAAGTGACGGTTCAACAACTATTGCAGTTTATACAGACGGTATTTTTGATATGCTAACCGACGCTGGGACTGATACAGTTGGCGCATTAGTTGCAAATAGTGCAACTGAAAACACCGTAGAAACAGCAGACGCGGCGGATATATTAGCAGGCGCAGTTGTAGGAAAATTATTAGAAACCGCAGGAGCAGCAGAAGTTGCGGCAGTGAGGATTAATTTATAATGGCAGATTCAACAGGAATGGCTGACCTTAGAGCCGAAAACGTGAGTAGAGTTGTAACAGGCTTTGCTTTACAAGAGTACAGAATGAAACAGATTTGTATGATTCAATCTAGTAACAGTTGGAAAGAAACATATTTCAAAGAAACCGCAGCAGAATTAACTGGCGGTTTGGGTAGTGCAGTTAAAGGCGTGCCACGTCTTGCAAACTTTCCTTACGGCGAAGTAACTTTCACCGAAGCAAGTAGCAGGCATAATAAATACGGAATGGAAGGCGTAATCTCTTGGGAAGACGCAAAAACAAACGAAGTTGATGTTATTGCACGAACATTATTACGTGTAGCTCGAGCTGTTGCTTCCGCTGTTGATACTGAGATTTACTCTCAATTATCAAGTAACGCTGGAAATACTGTCGCTACTGGTGATACGTGGAATAGTGCAACCGTTGCTAATCGTGACCCAATCCAAGACATCTTAAACGCAATCAAGTTAATCAGTATTGATAACTACGATCCTTACAAGAATGGGTACTTGCTCTTGAGTCCGACAGACTTCGCTAACCTTATGGGTAACGCAAGCGTTCGTAACGCTGGTCAGTTTTGGACTAAAGACGTAACAAAGAACGGTCGTGTTGGTCAACTATTAGGTTTAACAATGGTTGTCTCTAATACTGTAACGGCTGACGAGGCAATGGTTGTAATCGCAAAAGAGGCGTGTACTTGGAAACAAGCAGCTCCTTTAAAGGTTGTAACTATTGAAGAACCGGGCGTAAATTATAAAATACGTGCTTGGGAAGTTGGAACTGCACAAGTTAAGAACCCTGACGCAGTTTGCACAATCACAAATACACAGGCCTAAAAATGAGTGAACAAGGAAAAAAACGACGAATGGAGTTTTATGCTTCTCGTGTTGCTCGGGGTTTAAGTGTGCCTAAGCAAGTTACGGTAAAGGTGGAAGAACCACCCAAACCTACACCTAAACCTAAACCTAAAAAGGAAGAGGAAAAGAAAGATGGCAATTAAACACGACGTGATATATTGTAAAGAACTAATACCTAACAAAATTGGTTCAAGAAGTTCTGATAAAATTGGCTTTTGGGGTGTAACTCCAGTAGTTCAACCTGCTAGTGCTGACCAAGCTGACCAAGGTGCAATGACCGCCACCTT